CAAGTGGTGCAGATCCAAGAGGTTTTGATGAAGGCGATGCTGGCGGTGGCGCATACTTAGACGGCAGTGTAGCAAACTCTGCATCAAGAGAAGCAGGTTGCTTATTCCACTCTGTAACTTTTATTACTCCAGGAGTAGATGCTTTAACAATTACAAACGGTACTAGAGTAGAGTGGTTAAATTGCTTTACATATTTTGCCAACAGAGGATTGTACGCAGTTGACGGAGCAACAGGACTAAAAGGTACAGGTAAAACATCAGTTCGCGTAGATAGTGTAACAGGTACGTATCTTGCAGGAGAAACATTTACATATTATGATACAGACGGTGTAACAGTACTTGCTACAGGAACTATTGACAGTGTAGATACAGACGGAAAATTTTATGTTTCTGGAAACTTAACTGGGCTAGAAACAGCAGGTGAAAGAGGCGGAAAAACTGCCACAGCAGTTGACAATGCACAGTTAAACACAACAATTAAAAAGTTTGGAACTGCTAGTTTAGCATTAGACGGTACAGGTGATTATGTTTCTTTAACATCGCAAGATGATTTTGGATTTGAAACAGGAGATTTTACTGTAGAAGGATGGTTCTATCCTACAAATACCGGAAATGCAAGAGTATTGTTTGACTTTAGAGCTGCCGCAGCAAATGATGATGCAGTTCTTATTGGTATAGATGTTAACGATTATGTTTATTTTCAAACAAGTGGCGCAATTGAAATACAAGGCGCAACAGCAGTAACACAAAATGCATGGAATCACATAGCATTAGTAAGAAACAGCGGCACAACAACATTGTATCTTGGAGGTGTAAGCCAAGGAACATATGCAGATACAGTAAACTACGGTGTAGCTAAACCTCTTGTAATTGGTAACACATACGGAGTTACTGATGGATTTACAGGATACGTTGACGAAGTAAGAATTTCGAAAGATATTGCTAGATACACAGCGGGCTTTGTAACACCAACATCAGAATTTACTAGTGATTTAGACACAGTATTATTATTACATTTTAATGGTACAAACACTTCAACTACTTTTGTAGATGATACTTTAAATTCACAAGACATACAGTTTAGTGGAGGTGCAACAGCTAACTATGTTACACTAGCTAACACTACAGACTTTGGTGGCGAAGTTCGTTCTATTGCCAGTGCTTGTGTATATGGTAACTATGGTGTTGTAGGTGACGGACCGGGCGTACTAATGTATTTGATGAGTCAAAACTTAGCATATGTAGGTACAGGTAAATTATCAGATAACGACGAAACAAATGTAATACAAGCAAACGAAGTTGTAGAACTTAATGATGCAAAAGTTAGATATAGTTCAGTTGACCATAAAGGTGATTTTAGAGTAGGCGATTTATTTTATATTAATCAAGCAACTGGTACTGTAGACTTTACAAGTTCTGAATTTAATATTGATACTACTAGTGGTATTACTATCAATACAGGCGGAAATACAACTACTATTACTGGTGATAAAATTGACACAGGAAATCTACGTATTAGTGGAAATACTATCGAAAGTTTAAGTGGAGATATTAACTTAGATGCAGACAGCGGTACTGTTAGAATAGATTCTACTAGTGCATTACAACTACCAAAAGGCAGCACAGCAAGTCGTCCTACACCAGCAACTGGTATGATTCGTTACAACACAGATACTAGTTTGTTTGAAGGATATGATGGTAACTGGACTGCACTAAACGGCGTATACGATTTAGATTTGGATACTAAAATAACTGCTGAATTAACACCTGGTGCAAACGACAGTACCATTCGTTTTTATGTAAATAACAATGTAATAACTACAATTGATGCAAATAAATTAGAGACACCAAGAGTTGAAGTTGACGACATTTCGATAGATGGAAACACTATAACAACAGAAACTTTAAACACTGATTTAATTCTATCTGCAAACGGTACTGGCGAAGTTGTTATAGATGATCTTGCTTTTAAAGATTCTACTATTACAAACAGAGCAGTTGACGGTGTAATGAACTTTACACAAACCGGTTTTGGATATGTTAAGATTGCAGGCACAAACGGCTTTGTTGTTCCTGTAGGTACTAACAACGAAAGACCTGCAACTGCTAATAGAGAAACTGGAATGGTAAGATATAACACACAACAAAGGTATTTGGAAATATATGACGGGTTTAGTTGGGTGTCAGTTGCAGGTGCTTCGGGTTCGATTACACTTACAGCAGCAGAAGATATAGCATTAGAAATTGTTTTAAGTTTAGGATAATAAGATGGCAACACAGTTTAAAAATAAAGTAGTAAAAGAAGTAGGAGCAATACCTATACTTGCAATCGAAACAGATAGCGCCACAACAGCTACAGTAGTTGGTATGAGTTTTGCAAACTTAACAGACAACGTAGTTAATATGAGCGTACTAGTTCATGACGATACCAGTGTTGAAGGCTATTTTATAAAAGACGTAGTAATACCGCCAAACACAAGTCTAAGGGCATTAAATGGTGGTGAAAAATTAATTTTAGCAAACAGTAATCAGTTGTATTTTGTAGCAGATCAAGATAATGCAGTTGATGCAATTGTAAGTTATGTTAACATTGTATAAGGAATAAGATTATGAATTATGTGGGTGAAACAGCAGACGGAATAGTAGCAGCTTTAAAAGACAGATTCTTTTACGGACTACGTAGAACAGACCAAGGAGAGTTGTTCTTGGGTAAAATGGATCAGCTAGGTCAAGGTGCAAACGCAGAAATTCAAATTAACAAGCCTGGAGATAACTCAAACGATTTTGATGATTTTGAAGAAGGTTCAGATTTCTACGAAGGTAGAAATGTAGAACACGAAATTGTTTATAGCAATCTTAATTATGAGCAGTATCGTTGGGCAGATAAAAATATTTGGTATTATATTAACAGTGACGGCGAGTTAGTTGCAAGTGTAAACAAAAAACATGTATATGATGACGGATCGTCTTCAAGTGGCATTGAATAAAGCATAGGAAAGAAAAATGGCAAATTTTAAATTAGATAGAATACGCTTTAAGTGGAAAGGTGCATGGGCTCCTGCCACGGGTTATACTAAGGATGACATTGTACAACATAGAGGTTCTACTTTTGTATGTAAAAATGGCCATACTTCACAATCAGAATTTGAAGCAGATTTTGGCGTACTCGATCAAGAAGTAATTGTTACCGTTGCACGTAATGCTGGAGATACTGGAAACATTTATAGATTAAACGGCCGAGACAATCCTACAATGTATCTAAGAAAAGGTATAACTTATGTCTTTAACCAAGATGATGAATCTAATGTTTACTTTCCAAATGCCAACGGATCTACTCCAAACCCGCATCCTTTACACTTTAGTCAATTAGAAAACGGAACACTTGTTAATAGTGGATTTAGATATCTAGATGGAGTAAGATATTATCTAGACAAAGCACCTGTTACTGCTGATCAATATGTTTCGGGATTTAATACAGCAACATATAGAGAAGTAAGAATAGATGTTGCTAAAGATGCTACAGCATTATATTACTATTGTGAATATCATACCGGAATGGGTAATGATATAGACTTTACTAGTGAAATACATTGGGAAAAACAAAACACAGGCTCTGTTTATAAAAACGACTGGCAAACCGGTATAATATACAATCAAAACGACATTGTAACATATAATGGTAATATCTATCAATGTATAAACAAACATACCAGTGAAGCTGATATAGTAAACGGATTAGAAGCAGATATATTACATTGGAAACTCATTGCCTATGTAGACAACTGGAGAGGCAACTGGATTAACGAAGCTAGATACATTGTTAATGATGTTGTAAGAAATAATGGTACTGTATACCGTTGTATTGAAGCACATACTAGTGCTGCTACAGTATTAGAAGGAATTGAAGCTGATCTAAACAAATGGGAAGTTACATTTCAACAAGTAAATCATTTACAAGATTGGACAACTAATGTTAACTACAAAATATTTGATCTTGTAAAAGTAGGAGCTAGTATATGGAAGTGCGAAACACAACACGTTTCTACAACTTTTGCTGATGATTACTCAAATTGGTCGTTATACTTAGATGGGTTAGAATGGGACAACGCTTGGACAGGCGGAGTTTTCTATCAAATAGGTGATGTTATATCATATGGTGGATATCAGTATAGAGCAAAATTATCTAACATAAACACACGACCAGAAGCAACAGATAGTGCAACTTGGCAGCAGGTTAGTGAAAACTACAACTTTGCCCAAGATTATTCATTTGATAGCACAAGAGAATATCGTGTTGGCGATCTTGTAAGACACAGTGGTTACTTGTATGTAGCAATTTTAGATAACGATAATTTAATAGAACCTCCAAGCCCAACACACTGGAAAGTAGTAGTTCCTGGACGCCAATGGAGAGGACAATGGTCCGAGGGAAGAGAATACAAAATAGAAGATTTAGCAACTTATGGTTCTAACACTTATATTTCTAATGGAAAACACTTAGCAACAGGTTCAAATACTCCAGGGTTAGATGCAACATGGTCTCTACATGTTGAAGGTGCAACAACTAACGTAATGACAACTAGAGGCGACATGATAACTTATATTAATGACGCTGGCACATTAAACAAACAAAGATTTGCAAGAGGAAATTCTGGACAAATACTTTCTAGTTTAAACGGGACGCAACTTGAATGGGCAGACTTTGATTATGTTCCTGATGTATATTATGTTTCTGCATCAACAGGACTAGATAGTGCTTTAAATGGTGGAGGCACAAGTATAAACAGTCCATTTAAAACTATAAGATTTGCATGTGACCATATTTTAAATAATAGGAATTATATTGACGAGTTTGACGGCAATGATCTTGGAAACTTATTAATAGCAATTGCATTAAGTAATCCTACTCCTGATGCAACAGTTATTAGAGGAATTCTAGAATCAACAAATCCTGACACAGGGTTTGCATTTGGAGATATCACCGGTAACGGAGCAATCCAATCATCAGATGCTAGTGCTTGGAGTCAATACTGGCGTAAGTATGTTACTAATGAAAGCGAAAATGATACTATACTAGCAGGATACGAAGCAGCCGCTTTGCAATTACACAATGAATTACTTAGACAGTTTAGCTCTTTCAAAGACGAAACAGTTGAAGCTAGTGGAATAACATATGACTTTAAATCGCAAAGAGTCCAAGATGTTTCTGTGTTTGTTTCAACAGGTGTCTATAAAGAACAACTACCTATTGTAGTTCCAGCTGGAACTGCTATTATAGGAGACGAATTAAGAGCTGTTGAAGTACAACCAGCAGAAGGATATGAAGCTTCAACTATGTTTAGAGTAAGAGACGGTAGTGGCATAAGAAACTTAACAATGTCCGGAATGTTTGACACCCAGACCCCACCAAATCAATATTTTACAAAACGCCCTTTAACAGACGCATGTTTTGTAAGTCTTGACCCTGGTCAAGGTCCTAATGACGAAGATGTATGGATTAAAACAAGATCTCCATATGTTCAAAACTGTACAACATTTGGAACATCAGTTACTGGTTTAAAAGTTGATGGTAATTTGCACAATGGCGGCAATGATTCAATTGTTGCTAACGACTTTACACAAGTTATAAGTGACGGAATTGGTGTTTGGGTAACAAATAATGCTAGAGCTGAACTTGTTTCAGTATTTACATATTATAATCATGTTGGGTATTTGGCAGAAAACGGTGGCAAAATTAGAGGAACAAACGGCAACAACTCTTACGGAGATTTTGGATCATCTGCTGAAGGCGTTGATGCAAACGAAACACCAATTACAGCAACAGTTAACAACCGATCCGGAGAAGCAATTGTTAGTGAAATATTAACTGACGGTAACGAAATCTTAGCATTACAATATACCAACGCTGGACAAGCGTACGATAACACAACTACATATACATTTACAGGCGCAGGTACTGGTGCAGCAGTAGCATCTCCTAATGTTAAGGACGGCGGTATTTTCCAAATTAGACTTGACGGTCAAGGAGATAACAATCTAGGAAGTAATTATTTACAAGTAGAAGGTAACGCACAAGACGGCGGCACAATTGCTGGAGGCATTGTAATATCAGGTGCTGACGAAAACACACTAACAGAATATCAAGGTATGAGAATTATTATACTTTCAGGTGCAGGCGCAGGCCAGTATGGCTACATTGATACTTACGACGATGCTACAAAAATAATGGGTGTTTTAAAAGAATCAGACGATTCCAATGGTTGGGATCATGTAGTTACTGGAAGAACAATTGTTGCTCCTGATTCTACGTCTAGATATAGAATTGAACCTAGAGTAATTGTTGATGCACCAATCGGAGGCGGCGATACTGCATTTGTTAGATTGTTTATTTCCGGTGGCGGTTTAGGAGAATTTAGAATTATAGATCCAGGATCAACATACAATCCAGCATCACCGCCAAATATTACTATAATTGATCCTAATAACACAACTGACGGTAGTTGGACTATTAGAATAGGAGACGGTGTACTAGCACAACCTACGTGGACAAATAGAGGAACGGGTTATCAATCAGCATATCTTGCTACAATATCTGGTGTTGGTTATGCTGACGAATATCCATCAGATGGTGATATTGTTGTTTCAAATTTAACTCTATTACCAGGACCGGGTGCTAACCTTGAATTTGCTGGAAATGATAATTTATATAGTGTTGTTGAAGTATTAAATGTTACAGGTAGTGCTCCTAACTATAGTGCAAGTTTAAAAATAACTCCTTATTTAAAGGCTATTACATCACCTGCACACGGGACAGACATTACTATTAGAGAAAGTTATTCACAAGTACGTCTAACAGGACACGATTTCTTAGATATTGGTACTGGTAGTTTTGATGATACAGATTATCCGGCTAGATATTTGTTTGGATATACTACTGACAATAATCCAGACCAGCCAAGTGAAGCAGTAGCAGCAGGCGGCGGACGAGTATTCTACACAAGTACTGACCAAGATGGTAACTTCCGAGTTGGAGAATTGTTTAAGGTAGACCAGGCGACTGGAGTTATTACACTAAACGCAGATGACTTTGAACTATCAGGACTGACTGAATTAAGAATTGGTGGTATAATCTTAGGCGGAACAAATGCTGTAGTTAGAGAATTTAGTACAGATATTAATTTAGCAGCAAATTCAGACAATGTTGTTCCGACACAAAAAGCAATTAAAGGTTATATTGAATCACTCATTGGCGGTGGTGGTGCAGACCTAGTTGTGAGCGGATTGTTAGCAGGTAACATAACAGTATTGAATGTTAATGAAATCGGCGGCAGCGGCGGTGTAGTCAATTTTGAAAATATAACTAATTTTGAAGAAGGTGTTCAAGGAGATATGTTAACTGCATCTCTCTTCTTATTGAAATAGAATAAATATGTATAGCGCGATACAAACTTTTGGAGTAAACGATGGCAGAGTTTAAACTAGGTAGAATTAGATTTGTTTGGAAAAACGATTGGGTAAGTTCTACAATTTATTATGTGGACGACGTGGTTTTAGTAAACGGTCGTACGTATATCTGTGTGACAGGACACACATCATTATCAGATTTTAATTTAGATTTAGCAACTAATAAATGGGAAATGATGACAGATGGCCAATCATGGAGAAACAATTGGCTAGCTAGTACACAGTACCAAATTGGAGACTTAGTAAAATACGGTGCTCGTGTTTATATATGTATTACAGGGCATATGTCACAAAGTTCACTCGAACTTGATCAATCAAAATGGGACGTTTTTGCTACTTCGTCATTTGATTGGAAAAGTGATTGGACAATATCAACTTATTATAAAGTAGGTGATCTTGTAAAGTACGGCGCAGGTTTGTACATATGTACTGAAGGTCATACTAGTGCTAATACAACAACTTTAGGTTTAGAAGACGACTCTGCTAAATGGGATACACTAAATTTAGGTTTTGATTATAAAGGCACTTGGACAGGAGCAACAAGATATAAACTAAACGATGTTGTAAAACAAGGTGGCGGACTTTGGTTAAGTACCATAGGACATACTGCCGATGCTGCTGATTTTACAGTTGATTCTGCAAATTGGGTACAATTTGTTGAAGGTTTAGAATTTGAAGATAGCTGGAATATTGCTACAGCATATCAAGCAGGTGATATTGTAAACTACGGTGGATATCAATATGCAGCAATTACTAATCACACAGGTACAACACCAACTGCTCCAGGACAAACAGATTGGGATTTATTCTCAACAGGATTTAATTTTGAAGGCGACTACAATAATGCAACAAACTATCAAGTAGGCGATGTAGTAAGAGTAGGTGGATACACATATTTGTGTGTTTCAGATGTAGTTGGAACTAGACCTCCAAGCATAGAATGGGAAAGATTAAATTCTGGACAATACTGGAAAGGCAACTGGGCAGATGGCACATATTATGATACTGGAGACCTAGTAAGATATGCAAATTCAAGTTATATATGTATTTCAGAACATACTTCCGATGAAACTGTAGAGCAAAATAGACCAGATCAAGACTTAGTTGGATCTGTATGGAACCAATTAGTTGGCGGCGCTGAAACTACAGTATTAACAACAGACGGCGACATTGTTTATTATTCTGGTGCAGGTCCTGCACGTCTTCCTATTGGTAACGACGGCGAAGTACTAAAAGTTGATGGAAGTAATCTTTCATGGTCAGAATTTGGAAAAGTTAATAATGTATTCTATGTAAGTATTGACGGTGGCGCAAACGCTCTCGATTATGGTTATACACTAGATAAACCATTTGCTTCTGTACGCTATGCATGTGAAAGAGTTGAAGACGGTCACAACAGCACTGGTACAAAACAATTATTACAACTTAATAGAAGCTTTATGGGTGCAGAAATTGGAGAATGGGTTGATTATCAAATTGCAAACGCAACTCCGGGAGATATCTGGGATGGATTTACTCAAGACGACAAAGTTAAATGTATAAGAGATATTGGACAAATTACAGATGCACTAGCTTGGGACATTTCTCATGGCGGAAACGTTAGAACTAGAGCAGCAGCTCTTTCATACTTTAACGGAGGAAGTTTAGTAGTTGGAATCCAAGACGAGTATGAACAATTAGCAGCTTCTTTAGTATACCTTAAAGAATTAATTGATGCAGTGATTTCAAACGCAGCACCGGCAGTTAATTATCAAACAACTAATGGTGTAGTAACACCTATAACACAGCAAATTGATGCTACACTAAAAGAAAAAGCAGATGATCAAGGTACACTTAATAATTTACTTAACATAATTATTGATGCGTTAAATGATCAAGCACCTACAGATATTCCAGCAGAAATTAAAGCAAATAACACAATATTTGTTAAAACAGGATTGTATAAAGAAACTCTTCCAATGTCTGTTCCAGAAGGCACAGCAGTTGTAGGTGACGAATTACGTTCAACTAGAATAGAACCTGCAGGATCTCTTGTAGCACCAGCAGATGTTCCTTACAGTTTAGATGCTATTGATAGACTAAGAGTTATTATTGGCGATATTGCACAAAACGTTGCAATTACAGCAGACGCAGGAAACGCAGAATCACAAGTAACAACACGCCCTGCAGGCGCAGCAGCAGCAGGTACAGCCGCACAAAGTATTGTACTTGATATATACAATTATATAGATGACGAACTAAATGCAGCTGGATCGCCACCAACACTAGCAGGAACAAATACACCTCAAACACATACAGATTATACATTTGCTGTAGAGTGTATTGAAGCAAATAGAACATTTATTGTAGCTGAAATACTAGCATATATTGCAACTACATATCCTGCATATGTCTATGATACAGAAAAATGTGCAAGAGATGTAAACAGATATATTGATGCTATTAAATATGATCTAATTTATACAGGTAACTATCGTGCATTAACAGCAGCTAAACTTTATGTAAATGCAGTTAATGGATCTTTAGAACAAGACATGTTCTATTTAAGAGACGGCTGCGGATTACGTAACTGTACTATTGCAGGATTAACAGGTACACTAGGTGCAGCAAATTCATACGGAACAAGTAGACCAAGTGCAGGATCTTACACATCATTAGATCCAGGCTGGGGTCCAAATGATGATAGAGTATGGATTAACACAAGATCACCTTATGTACAAAACGTTACAACATTTGGTACTGCATGTGTAGGATGTAAAGTAGACGGTGATCTACACGCTGGTGGTAATGATTCAATTGTTGCTAACGACTTTACACAAGTATTAAGCGACGGTATTGGTTATTGGGTAACAAACCTAGGAAGAGCAGAACTTGTATCTGTATTCTGTTACTATAACCATATTGGTTATCTATCAGAAAATGGTGGCAAGATTCGTGCTACAAATGGTAACAACTCTTACGGTGACTTTGGTTCAGTTGCTGAAGGGGTTGATAGTACAGAAACACCTATCACAGGTACAGTTAATAACAGAGCATATGAAGCTCAAGTTGGAAGAGTGTTTACAGATTCTTCAGATATATTAGTAGTTGAATACAGAAATGCAGGTACTGCATACACTACAAAAAATAATGTTTTTGATTTTACTGGAATTGGTTATGATCAAGATTTTATAGCAGATGAAATCAGAGACGATGCAATTAGTGAAATTAGAATGTTAACAGTTGGCGAAGACTATAGACAATCTGAAAACACTGCACAAACAGGAACAACTACAAGTATTACACTTGCAGGTTCTGAAACAGCACCATCGAGCGCATATGTAGGTATGCGAGTGTTTATTAAAACAGGACAAGGCGCTGGTCAGTATGGTTATGTTAATACATACAACTCAGGTACAAAAGTAGCAACAATTCTTAGAGAATCGGATGATGCACCAGGTTGGGATCAAATCCTTGCTGGAAAACCGATTGTTGCTCCAAATAGTGCATCAACATACAGTGTTGAACCTAGAGTAACAGTTTCGGCACCTGATGCAGTAAGTTATAATGGAGGTAGCTTCCCAACAGGCGCAAATAATACAACAGATATTTGGACAGACGTTGCATATGGTGATGATGTTTGGGTAGCAGTATCAAATACAAGTACTGCAACAGCAGTATCAGCAGCAAGAGGTACATGGACACCTGGCGGTCAAATATTTAATGCAGGTGGTGCAGCACCAGCGAGTATGGATAGCATTGAATACGGCAACATTGGCGGAACAGGCTATTTCGTAACGCTTCCAACAGCAACAGGAACAGCAGGTGCTTACAGTGCTGATAGCGGAGCAACCTGGAATGCAATGACGCTACCTGCATCAGCAGATTGGGTAGATATAGCATTTGATACATTTAATGAAGAGTTTATAGCAATTAGTGCAGCAGGTGACGTTGCATTATCAACAGATGGAACAACTTGGACAGGTGTTACTAACTTGCCAAGTATTGGTTCGAGCTATACTGCATTGGGTTATGGATTGAAAAAATTTGTAGCACTAGCAGCAGGAGCAAATAATGTTGCATATACTGAAAATTCAGGAACTTCTTGGACTACTGGAATAACTACACCTTCTTCATCAAACTGGTCAAGTATAGCATTTGGTAACGGAAGATTCATTGCTGTTGCTACAGGAACTAACGCTGGTGCATATAGTTTAGATGGTGTAACTTGGTATGCAAGTACATTACCTGCATCGGCTGATTGGAGTAGAATTGCATACGGACAAGGTTCATTCTTAGCAATCGACAATACAACTGGACAAGTTGCTGCTACTACACAAGATGCTTTAAAATGGACAAGCTCTACACTAACATACACTAACAATCACAGAGGTGTTGCATTTGGAAATCCGGGTGCAGAAGGAACGTTTGTTGTTGTAGGCGGTGATGGCACAAATGCAGTTGCACAATATCAGAAAAATGCAACTCCTGCATTTGTAAGAGCACAATCACAAAGTGGACAACTGTCTGCAATACGTATAATTGAACCAGGTTCAGGTTATACTACAACTCCAACACTAACTGTAACAGATCCTAGTAATACTGTTGACGGTACATGGACTGTTAGAACAAGTAACGGAGCTCTAGCACAGCCAAACTGGCTAGATAGAGGACAAGATTGGGAAAACGCAGAATGTCAAATAACTGGTGACGGTTATGCAGATATGTATCAAGACGGAAGATATGTCAACGTTGAAGGTTTGTCAGATGTTCCTCAAGAAGGTGCAAACATTACATTTGCAGGAAACAGTACATTCTATAAATTAGTTAACGTAACAGGATTGCTAGGCAACGGCCCTTATACTGCAACATTGCAGTTAAGTCCAGAAGTTAGTATCCCTCTTGCACCAGAACACGGAGATGCACTAGAAGTTAGAATTCGTTATTCACAAGTACGTCTAACAGGACACGATTTCTTAGATATTGGTACTGGTAGTTTTGGTGATACTAACTATCCAAATACACCTGCATACGAACCAGACGCAACTAAAGAAACTAGTGAGTCAGGCGGTGGACGAGTATTCTATACAAGTACTGACCAAGATGGTAACTTCCGAGTTGGCGAATTGTTTAGTGTTGAACAAGCAACAGGTAAATCAACATTGAATGCCGATGCGTTTAACTTAGCAGGTCTACAAGAATTGCAACTAGGTACAGTTACACTAGGTAGTTCAAACACTGCTATTAATGAATTCAGTACAGATGGAACATTTGCTGCAAACTCAGATAGTATTGTTCCAACACAAAAAGCAATCAGAACATATATACAGTCACAAATTGGTGGCGGCGGAAGTAATCTAAATGTTAACAGCGTTCAAGCAGGTTCGATCCTTATCTCGCTAAATAGTATTAGTCATGTAGAAGATGGTACGATAAACATAGTTAGTAAGGCTAATTTCAAAGGTGGAATATCTGGAACCCCGTTAGCGTTAAACTACTTATTATCAAGATAATGGAGAAAAAGTAAAATGTCGGGTAAATTAGGAGCATTAAATTTAGCAGCAAATATAGATACTGTTGTGTATACTGCGCCATCGAGTACCTTTGCTGTTACGACAATTAACGTTGTTAACAGAAGTGGAAGTACAGTTACAATAAGAGTTGCTGTCAGTGATGCAGATACACCAACAGCAGCAGAATATATAGAATACGATGTAGGCATAGGACCAAAAGGGGTTCTTGAAAGAACTGGAGTGGTTGTAGGAGCCGATCAACGTGTAGTAGTAAGATCAAGTGCTACAGACGTTAATGCAGTCGTTTATGGAATAACAACAAGTACAGCGTAAGGATTTAATTATGGGAAGATTTATATCAGGTTCAGGCAGCGGTAGCACAGAAGCTAGTTTTGCACGTGCCGAAGTTTACACTACACCAGGAACTACATCCTGGACTGTTCCTGCAGGAATTAGTAAAGCTAAAGTATTTGTAATTGGCGCAGGTAGTAATTATAGAACAACAGAGTTTTGTTTTGAAAGTACTGCTTGTTGCTCAGGCGTTGCAGTTCCAGGATCAGATTATTGTATTAATATGGTAGGACACTTAACTGGTGCCGGAGGCGGCTATGCAGAAAAAACTCTTACAGATATTGCACCAGGGCAATCAATGACGATTAATGTTGGTTCAAGCGGAGGTTTAACAGCAAGTAGTATTAGCATCGGAAGTACAACAGTAACAGCAAACAATGCAACAGAAACAGCAGTTTCTTGGAACTGTGTAGGTAATGCAATAGCTAGAGATGATTCAAACGATAACCCGGTAAGTTTAGGATTTGATCTTCCTGTATGTGGATATAGAAACTGTATTAACGGTTATTTTAACTCAGGCGGTACAGCAACTGGCGGCGATATTAATAGAGACGGCGGTGACGGCGTATTCATTCCTTACTTTAGAGAAGATGCAACAATAGATGGATCATTAGTAGCAAATGGTTCCGGCGGAGCAGGCGGCGGTCTTGAAGGTTGTACTTGTACAAATACATATTATTCAGGTTATGACTATAATTTTGGTGGAACAAGATATAATTGTGTTTGCACTATTGGTTATTTAAAACCAAATAATAGTACACTAAACGGCGGAACATGTGGATGTTGTTTCTACTGGGGCGGCGAAACAAACTTTCCTTGCTTGTGTCTAGTTACATATCATAACGTATTCGGCGGACAATGTTATTACAACATGCCGTGGTCAAACTGTATTTGCCAAAGAATGTGTAATAATGTATACCTTTGTTCAAATAGCGGAGGAGGCGGCGGCGCCGCTGGTGTAACACAGTTTGCTAAATCAGCTGGCGGTGGCGGCGGCGGACAAATGTATCCGTCAAGTTATGACGATTTTGCTGTTACAAACTGTCCAGTAGGAATAGGTGCAGAATCAGGTGCTTCGCATTCAAACGGACACAACGGAGTAAGTGATGTACATATTATGGCTCCAGAAGTTACAGCATCATCAGGCACTGGTGAATCGACTACTATTGTTTGTTATATAGGATTTAGCCAAGACCATTTCACCTTTATTTACGGAACTAACATAAGTAGTTGGCCTTGTGCTGCAATGGAAAACTTATATGGCGGTGGCAGTGCATTGTACTATACTCTAGGGTATTCTAAAGATAGCGATTCTTTAAAACCGTCGCATACTAGTGTAATTCCGTTATCAACACTTAAAGCAAGAAACGGCGGCAATGTAGTAGATTTTGAATATGGCTATGGAGCAACAAGTAAACAAGCTGCAGGTGCAGGTGGCGGAGGCAATAGATTGTATCCAACAGGTGGCAGCGGCGCAGTTGTTGTTGTATATTAAGGAGTAATTATTAATGTATTTTAGAACAGAAGAAAACGCTTACGGAATTGACATAATAGTTGCTACAGAAACAGATGCAACATTGGTTAGTAGTAGCGGTAATGTTTGGATAGAATCATCAGATCCAGATTGTGTACCTGGCAATTATTGGCATAACAATACAATTTATGTTCCTGGAAGCGATGAGTATAATAATGATATTGCACCGTTAATTAGTGCAGCTAGAGCAGACGCAGACGCAGCGATAGCCGATGCTGAACAAGCAGAAAGAGATAGAATTGCAGAAGAACAAGCTGCAATGTCTACTGATCTAGAAGGCGATCCTGTTGAAGGAACTGAACTAACACTTGAAGAAAGAAAAGTATTAGCTAAACGGTATCCTTCACCAACTTATATTCCAATTAGAGAAGACCCTTTAGGTGTACCTGATATAACAGCTGAAAATTTAGCTATATGGGAAGAAAGATTAGCAGACACTGGTAGACTAATAGCTGGCGTTGAAGGTGATACTGATCCTGACCCACAAATTGTACGTTTTCCAGAACCTATTACGTTCTTAGAAGGAACTGATATGGAACACACTATAGAATATGTTATATTACCAGATGAAGAAAAAGCTGACTATATTGCACATTTAAGAATAGTCGAAGCAGATCAAGCTTCTTGGGTAGCACATATGAAATCTGTACTTGGCGTATAAGCCAAAACCTATAACCTATCTAACTATCTTAGCATAACTAAATGTATAGAACTAGTTAGATAGGTTTTTTCATGAAAAAAGTTTTTGCTATTAATGGCGGAGCCGGAAGAGTACTTTGTGCTATACCAGCACTTTTAAAATATTATAAAAATAATGGTCCTAATTTTTACATCTTTACCGAAAGTGGTTTAGATTTTTTTGTAGGTATTCCAGAATTACAAGATTTAACATTTACTCCTGAACACAAAGGTGTTTTTGAAGATTACATAAAACCTAACGAATTAATTTCTCCAGAACCGTATAGAGATCATGGTTACTATAATCAAAAAAGGCATTTAATAGAAGCATTTGATTATCTAATAAATGGGTCCGAGGATCACACTGATTTAGAAAATATAAAAATTGTTTTAAACAAGCAAGAAGAAATTAATGCACTTGATGCTATAGTTAATGCAAAAAAACATCAAGGTAAAGAAAAAACAATTGTAATACAACCGTTTGGCAGATCAGCTGAGCCTAAACACAATGAAGTAATTGATGTAATGAGTAGATCTTTAACTCTTTCATCATACAAAAAAATCATTGACGAATTGCATAAAAAATATAATGTTATTTACATGGGAGAAAATAACGAAGTAGATGATACTACGTTTAAAGTTCAAACAAGTTTAAGACAATGGGCTGCAATTATCGAAGCGTGTGATTATTTTATTGGATGTGATAGTGTTGGACAACATATGGCAAAAGCCTTTGACAAACCTGGAACTGTAATCTTAGGAAGTACTTTTGCAGAAAATACTTCTTATAAAGATTATTTTCAAATACTACGAAAACCAAACACTGAAATTAGATATTTTCCGATACGAATCGGTGAACGAGGAGTCGATGGCGATATAACTAATAGAGTAAATGACACTTGTATGGATTTTACTGACGATGAAATAAATGATATCATTAAAAAAATTATTAAAGATATTGAGGATAAAGTATAACTATGAAAAAAGATATTTGGATTGCTGGAATAACTAGAGGTCATAATGCAGGAGTCTGCCTTTTAAAAAACGGTAAAGTAATTTTTGCAATCGAAGAAGAGCGGCTAAGCCGACATAAGTATGACGGTACTCCTCTACTTACAATGAATAAAATTAAAGAATATACTGATAAAATAGATTTCTTAGTAATTGCACATACTACATTAGATACTAAGTCAGTAATAGCAGATTTTTCAGGAGTAGACATATACACAGCATTTGCTTTAAAACTAGGACTACTTGATCATAAAAATCAAATATCAGCAACTGAGCATAGTCAAGTTGTAAATCTTGGAAATATTCATCATAAATTACATGCAGCATGTGCATTTTATAGATCAGGTTTTGAAGAAGCTGTAGCAGTTGTTATTGACGGAGCAGGCTCCGTCATGTCGTTTCCGGTAAACGAACGTCATGCAGCTAGAGGATGGGAAACAGAAAGTATTTATAAATGTGAGTATCCTAATGCATTTACAACCTTATATAAGCATGTTGGATGTACAGATCCAATGCCAACTATTCATAAAATGCAAAGCGGCGAGCAATTTTTTGAAGGATTAGAATCTCAGTTTGAATGTATTTTGAGCGATCATGCCGGAATAGTTAAAACATATGAAGCAGTAACTGAATTCTGTGGATTTGATTTTATCGAAGCCGGAAAAACTATGGGACTTTTTCCTTATGGTAAAGAAAATGATGAAATCCCGCCATTGTTTGATAAAAATAGCATGACTGGATTATCTAACAGAAATTTCATAAAACCCACATATCCAAATGGCGCATATATAAATCATGCTGATTACAAATACTTTAATAATCACGTAGTTAATGAAGGCGAAAATCTAACTCATTTAGAAAATAGAAGAGACTTAGCATATGCATTACAAACACAAACGCAAAAAGCATCATTAGATCTTATAAGAAAAGCAGTTAAAGATAGTGGGTGTAAAAATGTTGTCTTTTCTGGAGGTTACGGATTAAATTGTGTTGCAAATTATTATTACTTAGAACAACTAAAAGATGAAGGAATTAACTTTTATGTTGAGCCAATTAGTAATGATGCAGGAACTGCAATTGGTGCAGCTATATTAGTTTACAAAGATGTATCTGAACACGAAACAGTTGATCATTCAACAGACGGATTATATCTTGGTTTTGAATATGATTATTCAAACGAAGAGATTATTAAAACAGCAGAAAAATATAATGCAGAAGTTTCAGATGCTACAAACGAAGACATTATTGATTTAATCACTTCAAAAAATATTGTTGCTTGTTTTCAAGGACGTTCAGAAGCAGGTCCTCGAGCATTAGGTAATAGAAGTATACTATATGATCCAACTGATCCTAACGGTAAAGATCATGTTAATAAAGTAAAGCGTAGAGAGTATTTTAGACCATTTGCAGGATCTATTTTACAGGATGACGTACACGATTGGTTTGATTTACGAGGAATGGATGACACTCCATATATGATGTATGCTGTAAATTGTAAAGAAGGAGTTAAAGAAAAAATTCCTTCAATTATTCACGTAGATGGTACTTGTCGTATACAAACAGTAACAAAAGAATCTAATCCTAATTATTATAATTTAATTAAAACATTTAAAGATCGTACAGGTGTTCCGATTATTTTTAATACTAGTTTTAACTTAGGCGGTGAACCATTAGTAGAAACATTAGACGATGCTATTAGAACATTAGCTAATAGCGAAATTGAATATCTATACCTACCTGAGTATAATAAATTAATTACGTTTAAAAACTAACCTGTAACATTAGTAAAGGTGCGTTGAGGATAACTTACCGCACCAGTTCCTTCGACATTACCTACGACTATAATACGTTCGTTATCGCTGTTGTGAGTTGGGACTTCGTGTGCAAGCCATCCAGGAAAAATTATACCAGTACCAGGAGTTGGCTTGTATTGTATGCCAGGTTTATTAGGAAAGTTTAATGAAGCTGCTTCTTCGTCAGCTTTAACGTAATAAACCCAACTATAAAGTGCAGGAACATGTGCATGAAGCTCACTATAATCTCCTCGCTTATAGATAGCACCCCAACATGTTGTCATAAAAGTTTTTAACTCAAGGTCTGTTTTTTCTCGATGCCAGTCTTGTATAACTTTCTCAACGTGATCACAAATGTACTTAAATGGTTTATATTCGGTCATTAACCAACTAGTCATATGGGCCTTAACATTAGTTTCTTTTTTTCTAACGTCTCCAACATCTCTAATTATTTGTTCAACTTCAGAATGTAAATCTTGTACTTTATATTCGTCATTATCTTCTAAAGTAAATTCCCACATATGTATTGGAACTTCTAACCATAATAATGTTTCTTTAAAGCCTTTGTCCATTAATTTTCCTAAATATTAAATGTAAACGATTTTCTTGGGTTATCGTTTTCTTTTTGATAAACTTCGTGTTCTAACCAGTGATCCCATATAAGTATTGATCCTTCCTGAGGATAAACTGGAATAACCGGAATAGTTTGATATCTAGTAGGCTCAAAATTTGTAAACGGTCTTGGATCATGAAATACTAATGGAGGTACATCATCTCCTATTTCTAAATATATTATGCCACTAAACATACAATCTCTGTGTGCATGTTTTCTCAAATATGCGCCTTTGTGCATATCACTAAAAAATCCAAAAGGAGATAAATCTTCCTCAAAATAAGGCTGTCTTCTAGCAGTCAATAATTCTTTTATTGATTGTTTAATAATATCAAATGTTTTAATAACTGTTGGATGAGAATTAACTTCATCTTTTAAATTAGTTTCTGCATGAAGTGTGCTTTTAAAATTTTTAATATTTAAAAGAGTCTCGTCTGTTTGATTAACATAAAAATTACATAGATCTAATAATTCTAAACGAAGATTTTCTTCAATAATATTTCTATAAATGATAGTTGGAAAGAGTTGTTCATATGCCATTTGATACCTACATTAAGTTATTTTTTATTTCATTTAATATATTTTTCTTCATTTTAGATTGAATAAAGATGTCATATAATTTTGATAACTGACGTTGTCGCCAATAAGATTTTAATCGAACACAGCTCATTGACATATCAAATAGTTTATCAGATAAATTAAACTTTTTTAGTTCAATTTTTTCATCTGTATTAAATTTAACGTATAATAAAGGGTCGCCTTGTGAAACTTTAAATTCGTTACATCCTTCTTTCATTTGAAACGCATATTCAAGCGGCCTAAACCATTTACTAATATTAAATGATCCTGGAACATAAAATCCATAGTTAGTTACAGAAGTTTCATGCATGTAAGGGTGCATAGACTCAATAAACAAATCATCTTCACTAAAAAATATCCAGTTTGCTGCTAGTCTAACTGTTCGTGCATTTAATAACGAAGGAGATTTATATATAAATGTTTTTTGGTTAAAAGGAATATGTTCAGACATATTATTCCTAATACGATCATCTAAAAATGTTAAATCAACATTAGTAGGACTAGTAAACATAAATGTATTTTTAGACACGTTTACAAAAGCCGGACAGTTTAAAAAATTATCCATTTTATTTTCTTTGTTAATTTTTTTACTTAGGTCATGAAAAACATTTACAGGATCACTGTATGCTAAAAACATTTCAGTGTACATGTCTTTGAAGTCCCACGGTGCCCAATAAACTGTCTTCATTTTTTATATCCGGCCTGTTTAAAATATTTTCCGACTGGTACTCTAGGAAAATGTTCTCCTATTTCGCCCCATGTATTATAATCTACTTTTTTACATTTTAAATCTACATTTCTTTCCGTCAAAGGAAATAATGATACAAGAGGCATACCGTGTTTTAATGTTATAACATATGGTTCGTCTTTAACAGGACAATTTAAATGTATGTTAGTAGCATGTTGCCACTTAAAACTAGTAACACCGGGAGATATCCAGATACCCTTTTCTCTAAAATAGCTTGTACTATAATGAGATTCAGTAAACACATAATAAATGTCATCCGTTGATACCAACTTCCAAGGATTTGACAATTTTAAAGCTATGCGCTTTCCGGGATACATCCCCCTCCATTGATCTTCGTGGTGTTGAGAAATTTCAGTTCCTAGTTCTGGTCTAGATTGACATGTACTACTCCAAGATCCGTCGGGATTAATTCTAATATCAACTTCTGCCCACATGTTAAGATGTATTGGCTTTGAAAGAAATTCTCTTACGCCTGGACATACTGCTACTGTACCTACCTTATCAAAAAGGCCAATTCTTTCATTCCATGTTTTAATAGCAGTTTGCATATTTTTTAAAAAAGAAGGCTTAGGTAATTTGTCTCCATAGTTTAACTGACAGTTGTTATAAACACTTAAATCATGTGTGTATGCTGTTAATTTTATTGGTTTTTTAAAAAACATTCAGATCTCCGTATGCATTTACTTATAAATTTTTACGATAAATAATTATATAAATGACTGTAGGAAAATTCAATGGACTTTAAAAATTTCTTTACTAAAGGATTTCACGGAACACTAAGACTAACTAACAACACTCAGTTTTCATATAAAAATAACTGGAAACAAGTTTATAGCAATACTGTTTTAGATGAGTGGCATGTTGGCGATTTTGCTAGTGCTGAGTATACCATTGTTGTTGATCATAATAGAGCCGACAAAGAAGTTGTAAAAGCAATAGTAGTTGCATCTCCAAATGATGCAGGCATAACTGTTTTTGCTAGATCAAACACAGGAGATGACTTAATAACTGTTACAGCCGAAGTTAATTTATCTACATTCAAACTGCTTGTGAGTCCGGCTCAGCCCTCTAAAGCAGGTGCAAGAGCAATGTTTAGCGCAACATATTATCAAAATCTTTCGGATTAATATTTTGCATAAATATACTAAACGCGGAGATATTGATGCCAGTAGTTAACAAACCTTTTCAGTCACAATACGGATTTAAAAGTCCAGGATTTGAAGTCGACAGTCAAGGAAACATTGTTGCAACAAGTATTATTGCATCTGGTGCAGGCGGAGGCGGCACTGGGGGAACTGGCGCATCTGACTATTCTTTTACAGACGAAACTGGATATTATGTTGTTAACAATGGTACAACCCAAAACGAATCATTAAATTTAAAAAGAAACACAAGATACACATTTAATTTAGATTTAGATCTGTATAACTTTAATATATACAGCAATTTATCAGGAACTCTTTACAACGATGGCTTAACACACACTGCAACAGACGGAACAGTTACTGAAGAAAACGAAGCCCAAGGAAAACAATCAGGATCTTTACTTATTACAATTTCTTCTACTGCTCCTGATACTCTTTATTACGGAGATTTTGCAAGCGGAATTATAGGTACAATCTTAATAACAGACCCAAACGGTTTGTTTGGCGAGATTGATGTTACAAGTACTACAGGATCTACAAGTCCGTCTACCGGAGCATTAACAGTTGCAGGTGGCGTTGGCATAGGAGAAAATTTATTTGTAGAAGGTTATGTAGCTACAAACGGCATTGATGTTAACGGAGTTGGTATTAGCAGTCTTTCGTCAACTACTAATTTAGAAATTGATGCTGCAAATAGAATAGTAATAAAAAACAATAGAACTTATTTAGGACAAATTGACAGTACTGGATTAGCGATACCTATAAATAACAGTACTATTGAAACAAGCACTATTGATAGCACAACAATTGGTCAAACTACTCCGTCCACCGCAGCTTTTACATCGGCTTCGGTTATAGATAAACCAGTAACTAAAAATGATGTTACAAATAGAAGATATGTCGATAAGACTGCAACAGCATTGGCAATAGCATTTGGATTATAAGAAATGGCAAAGACACTAGTAAAAAATTATGTATTCAAACCCGGAATGAGCAGAACAGGAAATCTTTATCCTAATGCTTATTCATTACTTGAACAAAATAAACAATTTATTCAATCAGAAACAACAGCATATATTGCACAAGAAGTAATTGATGCTGTAAAATGTAAACGTGATATAGGATATATAATTGACGGTCTAGCATATGACATTGCATTAGGAACTAACTATAATGCAATATTTTTAGGTCTTACAGAAGTTAATAGTTTAGATCTGTCAGAAACTGTATTTAGAACTTTTACAAGAACACAAACTGCTATCGACGCACTGTCTGCCGTTTCAGGTGACGCAACAGCAACTACTAGAAGTCAAACTTTTTGGACTGAGCTTGTAAATATTTCTAGAAATGGAAGAGATGTTGCTAGTCCACTAAATTTACCAAATCCTACAAATGCTACACAAGAAAGAATAGATGCTAAGAATAGAATTTTAAATAACATTACATTTTTACAAGCTGAAATAAATGCCTGGATGGACAACAACTATCCAAATCATAATCATGATGTTGATAAATGTTCTCGTGATGTTAAATATGCACTATGGGCTGCTGCTTACGATATAATTTACACAGGAAATAGTGCTAGTTACGATAGTGCAAAATTCTTCAATTACTATTCTGCACAAGGTAACACAGGAATTACAGCCGAACATCAAGCACAAACAGTTGCAGCATATAGACGACTACAAAATATTATAGACGAAATTGTAAGAGGACAATCAATTACTCCGTCTTCAGGTAATACTGAAACACAAAATTTAACAGGTGGAACAGTAACAGCAACAATTGGAACTGCTGCTGCAAACTTAATTGATATAGTGGCTGACGTTGTAGAAAATGGAACAGGTGCTCTACCTACAAAAGTTGCACCTTCAACTGGCTGGGCAAGTTCTGAACTTCAAGCAGCTAGAGTTTCAATTGTTAATGCAAAAAATTCTATAATTGATGACGTAACATGGGACGAAAATTATACCTATAATCAAGCAAAATGCGAAAGAGATGTTGGATATGTAATTGATGCATATTTAAATGACTTACGTTATGATGGAAATTATAAATTATACAACACTGTAAAATATTATTGGGATAACGGTGTTGCTCAAGTTGACGGTAACAGATTACCTGAAATTGACACACATGCATTTATTGGTGAATTAATAGATGATTATATTTTAACTAATACTGCATATTCTGCATTAGGTGCAGTTTCACAAGTTATTGATACTACAAAAACAGCCGAAACTGCGGCAGCAACTAAATTGCAAACACTTGTAAATCAAACAATTGCTGTAATTACAAACGGAATAAGTGCATTTGGAACTATAGAAGAAAACACTGTAGGATATGTAAAAATACAAGGAAAGTACGATCTAAACGAACTATTACTAATCACAAACGTAACTACTAATGATATACTTTTTAACTTTAGTGACATTGACGCAGGTGGATTAGGAGAAATACACGACTACGGTGCTGATGAAGATTTTGTATCATACCTTCAAACTACTGACGGTACAACTAAAATATATCTAACTTTTGATACAAGCTCACATAGCGAAACTGATAGTATACAAATTTTTGTTGAAAAAACAGAAAACGGAAAAAGTCAAGTAATTGTAAGACCATACGATTTTGGTACTGATGCTATCGAACGTCATAGAATGGCAGCACCTTTAAGTATGCTTGACGCTGACTTTGAATACGGGTTGCAACCTACTAAATGGAGTGCAATTGGTATGATGCGTGGGTATCCAAGTATCTACGAAATACCAGGTACTGATACAGAAGTACTTAGTGTTACAACTGATGCTTCTACAGGAACTAATGGTGTTGGTGCAAGTTTAATAACAGTAACAACTGTTGGCGCACATAGTTTTAGTGTTGGAACTCCAATTACTATCAAAGCGTTAGAAACTAGTGTTTCAGGTTCTGCTAGAGCAGAAGGATCGTTTGTTATTATTAATGTTCCGGATAATAAAAGTTTCCAGTTTTATGCAAAATCAAAAGTTGGAACTACTAGCGGAGAAGAATTAGCAGCTGGATACACACAATTAAGAGAAGGCGGATTTTATACTGGTGCAGGTATTGAAGGGGCAGAATTTACTGTTGTAAGTAATGGTTCCGCAGGAACAATGGTAACACAATTACAAGTTCCATCAGGGTCAAACACAGTACCTTTTGACGGTAATGCTCCAGAAATTGGCTCACCATTAACAAACGCATTAATACCTACAGGTTCTCAGGTAACTAACGTAATTTCTAATAGTGCAGGTGGTGGCGAATACTTAACACTAAATATTGGAACAAATGCTTCAGCAGGCGATACATCACTTACATTGTTTGATGCAACTGGAGTAGAAGAAAACCTTGCTCTTGATCGCGGCGACGGACAAGCAGTATTCATCGACACTGTTATAGGTAGTACTATTAATTTAAGTGGACAATTACAACAAAATGTTGTTTCAAACAGTCGCACATATGCAAACGTAACTGCAAACATAATACAACCATCAGGTGTTGGATTGATTTTAACAATTAATCGCTCTGGGGGTTCTTATACTATTGGTTCCATACAACTTGCAGGTTTAGGATTTGAAGTAAACGATCAAATTAGAGTTAACGGTTCTGATCTAGGCGGCGTTGATGTAACTAATGACTTTATTGGCACCGTATCTGGAGTAAATGCTAATGGCGGTGTTACTAGCATTACACCATCAGGAACTGCTGTTAACGGAACAGCAACATATACTGGTGTTGTTTCACAGCCTCAATTTGGTAATGGTATTGATGCTAGATTTGATGTTACAGTAACTAATGGCGCATACACAGCAGCAACACCACCTGCAGCAGATATTTCGCAGGGGTTTGTTGTAAATGATAGAATTATAATTCCAGGAAATCAACTAGGCGGTGTAGCAGGAACAAATGATTTAACAGTTAAAGTTACAGGAATTGAACCGGGCCCTAACTCTGAACCTGGAAATATTGCTACAGTTACAGTTGAAGGCGGAACTCCGGCAGACGTTGATGAAATATATCCGCTAGTTCCATATACTACAAACAGTGTCAGCGGCGGCGGCGCAGTTATTGATGTTAGAAGAGTTGGAACTGTTTATAGTGTAATTGTAACAAACGGTGGCACAAACTTTGCTATTAATGATACTATTACAGTATTAGGTACAGACCTAGGTGGTGCAAGTCCTACTAACGACTTAGATATTAACGTTGATAATATCGGCGCAAGTGGCGAAATTACAGCAACAAGTGTTACTGGTATCGCAGTGAATTCAGGTTCATATGATGCTGCTGATGGTAATGTTGTTGTAGGGTCAGGTGCATTATTTGATGTAGCAATGGCAGGCGGTGTATACACTGTAACACTAAACGCTGGTGGACTTAATTATTACCCAGATCAAGAATTAAAAATAAGAGGTAATATATTACAAGGTACTACACCAACTAATGATATAACAATAACAATTAATTCAATTAACGCTACTGGCACAATACAAACATTTACAGCAACTGGTACTGCAAGTAATGGTACTGAATCTTATGTTGATGTAGAACCTATTAATGTCAACAAAGACGGCTCTGGAGCAACATTTGATATTTCTAGAACCGGCGGCACCTATACCGACATTGGAGATATTGATACAGGCTCAAATTACGAAATTGGCGATAAACTAAAAATACTAGGTAGTGACTTAGACGGTGCTACACCTGAACATGATATTATTATCGAAGTTACAGGAGTAGATCCTTCAAACAGCAATGCATTGACAACATTTACAACTTCGTTTGATGGTGCAGAACCAGGAACACAAATACCATTGTATTCAACATTTACAATGACAGAAAATACAACAGCTATTATTCCTGTCAACGACACTATTACATTTAGTGCGTTAGCAACTTTAGAAGCTGTATTTCCAAATGCACACGGACTTGTTCCAGGAGACACATTTATTGTTGCAACAAGATCAGATACAGGGACAAATAATCACAATTTAGCTGATGGTGCTTTCTTGGCATTAAGTGTACCAACAACATCAAGTTTACGCTATAACGCAAGAGCTGCTGGAACAATTAGTACAGCTACTGAAGATATTTCAGGAACAATTTATGCAAGACCTGACAGCTTCTTTGTTCACAGACCATTTGATGGAGGTGTGCAACTAGGTACAGGCGGTCCACAACATGGTGCGCAAGCAATACGTCAAAGTAAAAAGTATATTCGTTACCAATCAGGTAAAGGTATTATGTATACAACTGGTGCCCTATTTGCACCAAGTTATGATTTGCGTAGTGTAACAGCAGATGGTACTGAAGTTGGCAGTGTAATTACAGTTACTACGGATGATAACGATCACGGTGTACAAGCAGGCGGAATCATCCGTTTATTAGGTATTGAAACTCCAGGTTATAATAGCGGCAAAGGTAATAGCACTCCACCGTGGTTTGATTACGCTGTATCAGAAGTTATCGATGAAAGAACATTTAGAATACAGGCTCAAAGGCGCTTAGGAGATACAACAGAACTTGTTCTTACACCTACTCCGTCAACTTGTCCGTTTATTGTTGCAATGCAAGAAGCACAAGCAGGCGATAATACAAATGATTTTCATGCTTTCTTCCAAGAAACTGCGCAAGACGGATATGTTTGGGGAGATGTAAATCAAAGTGGTTCTTTTACAATTGATGATATAACCGAAGTACAAAATTATCTAAACAGCGGTAATGGTTCTTCACAAGCAATTACAGATCGTATAGCATTAATGTTTGCTGAAGCAAAATCTAGAAGAAATACCGGAGCAATTGAAGACATCGTTGGAGCATATATTCAAGAAGCAGATATTGGCTTTGGTTCTCAAATGAGTGTTGTTAACTGGCACGGTGCTACTGTTCGATCAGGCATTTTTGATGACCAAAACGGTATTTTTTGGGAGTTTGATGGTACAAACATAAGTGTTGTACAGCGTACAGGTACACAGCAAATAGCCGGAACAATTGCAATCGATAGTGATAGTAACCTAGTAACAGGGACAAATACACGATTTAGAGATCAATTAACAGCAGGCGATAGAATTATTATTAGAGGTATGACACATGTTGTAACACACGTTGATAGTCAATCTACAATGACTGTTGCTCCTGACTTTAGAGGAGTTAACAACATTTCTGGTGCTAAAATAAACTTAGTTGTAGATAAAAAAGTTAAACAAGAAGATTTTAATTTAGATACACTAGACGGTAACGGTCCAAGCGGATACGACATTGACATTGCTAAAATGCAAATGATCGGTATTCAATTTAGTTGGTATGGTGCTGGCTTTATTGATTATATGCTACGTGGTAGTGATGGTAACTTCGTATTCTGTCATAGAATGCGTAACTCAAACATTAACACAGAAGCGTTTATGCGTTCAGGTAACTTGCCTGTGCGTTATGAAGTAACAAACGAAGGACCTCCAGGCAAACTTGCAGTAGGTATTGATAACTCGCAAACAACACTAGAACTTGTTGACGGAAGTTTCTTCCCAACATATGGTACAATATATGTTGACAACGAAATTATGAGATTTACTGGACGTTCAGGAAATACACTTACTGGTTTAAGTAGAGGAAGCAGTTTGACAAACTTCCAAGCTGGTGCTGAACGTACTTATTTTGCAGGAGCAGCAAGTCCACACACTGCAAAAACAGGTGTTATTTTAATTAGTAGTACAATTACTCCGCTAATTAGTCACTGGGGTAGTGCGTTCCTAACAGATGGTGGATTTGATGAAGACCGCGGTTATATTTTCTCATACAACGAACCAAACATTGAAATTACACAAACAAGACAAACAGCATTCATGATACGACTAGCACCTAGTGTTTCAAATGCTGTTATTGGAGACTTAGGCGAACGTGAACTACTAAATCGTGCGCAGTTGCTACTACAAGGACTTGAAGTTACATCAGATGGTTACGATGGTTCAAATAATCCAATTAATGGTGGTATTGTTGTTGAAGGTATTCTTAACCCGCAAAACTATCCTCTCAATCCAAGTGACGTTGGTTGGTCGGGACTTAGTTCACTAGCACAAGGTGGACAGCCTAGCTTTGCTCAAGTTGCCGCAGGTGGTTCTGTTGTATGGAGTACAGGGCAAGCTGCTGTAACTGCAACTGCTACTGCAATTCCAACTACAAATGTAGATTTAACAGTGTATGATAGATATGTTTACTACGGCAATGAAATTAGAATATCAAAAAGTCAGTATGCATCTACTGGTCCAGTAGCTATAGGTTCTCATGTTTCAGTTACTAATACCGCCGGAGGCTTTGGCACAACTAATTCTATATATGCCACAGTAATAAGCGTTGAAGAACGAAAAGATTACTATAGAATTAGAACAAGTACTACGTACAGCGGATATATTCGAGAAGGCGGCACTGTTAGATTTACTGTAGGCGAAACATTAACAAACAGAAACTATGGTGAATTTACTGCTACTAGTGTAGATGCAGCAGGAGTTACTAATGGTACTTCAGTAACAAGCGGAGGTTCTGTTTCATTCCCAGCTGGTACACTTGTTTCAAATCTTGCAACATACACACACGGTAGTTTAAGTTATTATAGAATTACATTTAACAACACCTATAGTGGAACACTTACACAAGGCTCAGGCACAGTAGGATTTGAATTTGTACAACCTCCGTATGCACAGCCTGGAGAAACTATTTTCTCATTCGTTGCTGTTCCTGGAGAGCGTTCTCAAATTGACTTCTCAGAATTGAAAGAGTTAACTAATACGCCATTAGGTGGTAGAGGTACATTCCCAAATGGTCCTGATGTTCTTGCAATTAACATATACAAACCAACAGGTTCATCAACTACTGGTAACTTAGTTCTTAAATGGGGTGAAGCACAAGCCTAAAGGGCTTGTGCAAACTGCCAAAGATTGTCATATATCTTTGTACGTTTAGCAATCTTTTGATTAGTAAACTTTTTTAAAAGTTGCTCTGTCTCAACTCCGTGTCCAGTTCTAACTAAAATAGGCTTTGCACCTATTTTGTAAGCAGCTTTCAAATCTGATAGTTTGTCACCTACATAAAATCCAGATGAAAATTTAATACCGGGTATTTCGTTTTCTGCACGTTCAAACATTCCTGTATTAGGTTTTGCATATAAATCGTGCCGCAAGCTCGATGAACTATAATATAATCCTTCTATACTAGGACATCCTGCTTGTCCTAGTAATTCCATTAAACGTTGATTTACAGAATTTACTTGTTGTTCTGTAAGAACACCTTTTTGTATACCGCCTTGATTGGTAATAATTACAATCTTATGTCCTTTAGATCGTATGAGTGCAACTGCTTCTAAACTTTTTTCAATTGGTAATAAGTCTTTAGGATCAGTAACATATGTACCTAAATCTTGATTAAGTACACCATCTCTGTCTAATCCAACCACACATTTATTATACGTTTGATTGAGAGACTGTGCCTTGAATCTGCCCATTATCTTCCTTTTGACTATCACCAGGAGCAATTCGATAATTATCTTCTACACTGTCTGGTGTACTTACTTCAGTAATACTAGAATTACCTACAATTGCAATTAGTTGATGAGGTTGTAATGGAGGATTATGCCAAGTGTCTCCTTCTTTTAATTCTCTCTCATTAAATTTTGCAGTTTCTGTATCAATCCATCTAACAAGAAAACGTCCGGTGTTTACAAACCATGTTTCGTCTTTTTCTCTGTGAAAGTGCATACTAAACTTAGCGCCTGCCTTTTCGAAGACTAAAAGTTTACCACAATACTTTTCAGTAGTAGCCCAGATAATTTCGTATCCCCAGCCTTTTTTAACTAAACCTTGTAACCTAGTTGGCTCCATCTATATAATCCTCTATTTTAATCCAATCCATATCTATAGTAGAATTTAGTTTTTCAAGATTAGCACATGTGTATTCTTGATATTGTCCTTTTAAATTTTCAGGAATTTCAATAATGTTTATTGCTGCGCCGTATTTTTTACTAATAGAATTAGCAACAGTATCAAAACTTACTGCTCTACCTGTACCTACATTCCAAATACCTGATTCATCAATGCCTAACATTTTTTCATGTACTTTAGCTACATCATCTACACAAACAAAATCTCTCAAATATCTATCGCTATCTCTAAATAGTTCAATAACGCCTTGTTTTTGCGCTTGTTTTGTAAACTTAGTTACTGGAGATGCTTGATCACCTTTGTGTTCTTCGCCTTGTCCGTAAACATTAAAATATCTAAATCCTTGTATCAAAATATTAAATTCATCTTTAGTTTGGTTAACAAATCTATCAAACAAATATTTGCTCCAAGCATACGGAGATTTAGGCAATAGTGGGCCACTTTCTGTAAAATGTGTTGTAGGACCATATACACTTGCACTAGATGCATATTGAAAATTTACACCAAAATGCGCACATGCTTGTACAAGTCTAAGACTAAATTCAAAGTTTTGTTCTAATACTTTTTCAACATCTGTTTCTGTAGTGGAGGTTATTGCACCTAAATGTATTACCCAATCATACCCGTCAGGATCGGGTATAGCATTAGGCATGTAATCCCATCCTTCTACTTCATGTCCTTGTGATTGCAAATATTGTGCAACATTTGCACCTATAAATCCTTTATATCCTGTAACTAATATTCTCATTTGCTCTTCTCTATAATACTTGTTGTACTAAATCCTTTTACTGTAGGAATAATTTTTACAGGCACAATATCATGCCCAACTACTTGTTCTACAGTGTAATCTCCACCTTTGACAATCATATCAGGATTTAGTTTTTTAATTAATTCATACGGAGTATCTTCGTCAAACACAACAACTTCATCTACCCAAGACAACAATTCTAATTGTTCTTTGCGTGTTTGTTCTGTGTTTATAGGACGACTGTCTCCTTTAAGACGTTTTGTACTAGCATCACTGTTAATACCGACTACTAATTTTTCGCCTAACGCACGAGCTTCTTTTAATAAAGTAAAATGACCTCTGTGCAGTATATCAAACACTCCATTTGTAAATATTGTACGATACTGTAAATCTTCAGGCTTAACTACATACGTACCAACATGCTTAACTGATTCTGTTGCACCTTTGACTGCTAATCTAATAGATTCTTCGTAACTTTTGTTTTGACTCATACCATAAACAAAAGCAGCAAGAAAGCAATCGCCGGCACCTGTAACATCATTTACTTCTACAGGATCTGTTTCTATAGTATAATATTCACTGTCTATTTGTGCTATAGTAGGATCACTAGCAGCAGTAATAATTATATTGCCAGTCCAATTTGTAAAACCTAGTTCTTCAAACTCTTTTTTATTAGGTTTAACTAACCAAGCACCTTGATAAAAACTAAAATGACGTTTAGGATCTACAATAATTTTACAATTGTATTTGTTGATATGTTCTATAATTTGTTGTGAATAATCTAGTACACCTTTGTTATAATCACTTAGTATTACAACATCATATGATGAAAAGTCTTTTTCGTAAATTTTATTAAGCGCAACAGAGCCGTCTGTTTTATAATCTTGATCTATACGTGTAACGTAATGACCATCACACAGCACACGAGTTTTAACACACTTAGATGACGACAAATCTAACATTTCTACATTTACACCTAAGTTCAATAGATTAAGATATACAAGGTATGCTCCGCCCCATTGCTCCCAAGCATCTTGCTGACTAACAACAGGCACAGGAGCCTCAGGACTCAACCGTGTTGATGTTCCTGTGATATATTTGTCGATAATAATGTCGCCAATAACTAAGACTTTCATAAGTTTATTATACTACATCAGTTATTATTAGTCAAGTAAATCTGTCATGCTAAAGACAGTTTCTAACTTAGCACGGTTTATTTTACTTTGAAGGGTGTTACGTAGGCCTTTGTGTAACGGCATTGGCCAATTACTATAACTAGCCCATGCATAGCCTGTATGTTCGTTATTGAGCACAGGAATAAATTCATCACGTATTACACACAAATATGTATGGAATTGAAAATGTTGATCTGTGCTTATAAAGGTTTCTAGTGGAATTGTTTTTTCAATTGTAGGAATTTGTCCTACTTCTTCTTGTATTTCTCTTTGTAAACCTTCCCAGGGAGTTTCAGAGCCCTCGTTTGTGCCTCCTACAAGACCCCAAACATTTGAACGCTTTCCGTTGTTTCTGTATAAAAATAAAAATCTTTTAGTGTTTAGTGTATAAAAAAGAGCACCACTACAAATAATATTGTCCATACAAATAATTATCCGTAGAGGTCAATCCTCCATGTGCCAACTGGATAATCACCTTCAACACTCATTAACCAAGATCCGTTTGAATACCTATATTGAACACCTGTGTTTAAATTAGTTGTATATGTAATATCTGTTGTAGCACTTGCATCAAATACAATATTCCATTTAGATCCGTCCCATTCTACAATATCATTACCACTAGCAATTAATCCAGAACCGTCAGTGTTTCGCCATGCTTTAGATACTTCTTGAGCATCTTCGTTTCCTACATCATCTAATAGCAATAGTCTAACACCCGAAGCACGAACTCCTTCGGGGTTGAATCTAGTAGGATCTATAATATAATCTATACTTGTTCTGTCACCTAATGAACTAGTAATAATACTATCAGATGGGAAACTGTCTGTGTCCCAATTAATTTGTAATACTTTTGGATCGAAAGGATTTACACTAATTGTTCCGGTAACAGTGTTATTTGAATCGTCAATGCTAGTTAAATAAATTCTACTAACATCTGCAAGATAATTTGCTGGAAGTGCTTCAAATATTTCATCCCAATTTATTCCACCTACAATACCATTTGCTATAAGTTTAGCAGTAAATCCTTCTATGTATACACCGTAACCTTTGTAGTTAACAT